TTTCCCCCCTCTGGAAACTATAGTAAAATTGTAAGATTTTACTATAAAACCAGTTATATTGGAAGATCAGATCCCTCGAAAGGGGTTGTTCTGATTTACTATTTATACATCTTATTCTTTGAAATGTTTGATCATTTATTAATAAGAGTATGTAATTGGTTTGCAAAATGCTTAATAGCTTTTTACTTTGTAAAAAATTAAGCGAGTGGTTCTTAACATCTGTCGTCCTCTTCAAAAGAGAACAGCGAGGTGTTGCCAGTCCCAAAAAATAACCTACACCTTTATCATGAAAAAAAATAATAATATTAACAAAAATTTTTTCTTTTCAGGATTGAAGATGTATACGGATATTTATGAGGCAGGTAGCATGATCAACCTCTCAAGTGGTAAACACCTGAGGTTAGTTGCTAGGATCATTGGTCGTCGGATTCTGACCATATGTTTCCTTAATACTAAAGAAACCAATCGTGTAAGATTAGTACATAATTTCGCTGTTCACATCCTTAAAATTTATAGATGTCACGGTGAGTTATATACAACAAAGTATTTGAAAGCTTGTCAGCTTGCAATTCAAAAGAAGATTGCAGGTCAACCTTTCTCATCACTGAGAGAGATTGAACCTGATCTTCCTTTACCTCGGTTGAGTAAAAGTGGACTTCCTCAGATAATCAAATTATCTGATCGAGCTTCAATTATTCGGGGATCTTTATCGGTTATTCGGTTTTACTTATCTTTATTTTCTATTTATAGAACTTTTAAGATACCTTGTAAAGCCAAGATTAATACGATAACGGATCCCTTTACCGGAGATCAAGAGAAATTAAACGATTTTAACTACTTCTTAGAGTTTTACACTCCGAGAATAGTTACAAATTTTAAAATTTCTTTTAATCTTACTGATTTGGGTCCAAAGAGGTTATTACCCCTTTGGAAATCCTCTCCAGTAGGTAAAGTTAGTTGAAAGGGTATTATATCTTCATATGTTTCATTAGTACGAAATACTGTACTTATGGAACATTTTAAGACGTATATCCAGTTAACTAATTCTGAGTTTTTCCAATCTGTGTTGGATCATCTGAATAAGATGACTCAGACACTTCCTAGTTTACGGGATTATATCCTGTTTAATGGGGAAGGTTTCCAATCTAATAGCATAGATACCCGTACTAATTGTACTTTGGGTAAACTTGCTTTTAAAGAAGAAGCCGCGGGGAAGCTTCGTGTTTTCGCTATGGTTGACGTTTTGAGTCAATCTTTGCTTGAACCTCTTCATAAGAAGTTATTTGATTTTTTCAAATTACTTCCAAATGATGGGACTCATGACCAAGAATTGGCTTTTAATAAAGCGCAATCCTTATCTGAAAAGTACGGAGCCTCTTTCGGGTTTGATCTTACTGCTGCAACAGATCGGTTGCCGGTAAGCTCTCAAGCCTCTCTATTAAATGGTTTATTTTCCCAGAAATTCGGAGATGTTTGAGCCGCTTTATTAGTGGAAAGGGACTACGTTGTACCGAAGAACGATTATTCTATCGATCAAGGTGCAATTAGATATTCTGTGGGTCAACCTATGGGTGCTTTATCGTCTTGAGCAATGTTGAATTTCGTCCATCATATGATGGTTCAATATTGTTACAAAAAGATAAATATCACCTTTCAAGGTTGGTACTCAGATTATGTCGTGTTAGGGGATGATATTGTTATTTTCGATAAAGAAGTTGCCGAGTCTTACTTAATATTATGTAAAGATCTTGGTGTTTCAATAAATGAAAATAAGAGTGTAATCTCAAAACTTCCGGTTGTGGAGTTCGCTAAGCGAACTTCCTTCAAGGGTTTTGATGTATCAGCGTTAAGCTTCAAAGAATTTATACAAAATGATAATTTCTTTGGTCGCTTATCGATTGCTACAAAGTTAATTAGGAGGTCATATGGAAGGAATAATAAAAAAATATTTATATTATCTCAAATATCCAAACCTCTTAATAAAACATTAGATTTAACTCATGCTATCATCGGCTATATGACACAATTAGTTTCCAACCACCAGATGTTATGGTCTGATCTTGTATCTCTGTTTAATTTTCTTGGTGCTCCTGAAGCCTTCTTCGGAAAGAAGACGGATTCAGTTAACCAATCTGCATTAATGTCGGTCTTTGACCGACTTATGCGGAATGAACCTTTTGTAATATCGGATTTTATATCTAAGGATAATTTAAGATTCTCAGATAAAAAAATGCAAGCTTATAAGCTTACGATATTATATAAGTGTCAAGATCTTTATTCAGAGATTTGCCATTCTAAGTTCATCGAAAATGAGCTTAAAAAAGCAATCATGACTATGGTGCCTGTTGATGCAAGTTCAGAGGAACCTTTGTATCCTCTAGAAGAATATGAAAAGCCTTATTATATTAAGTTGGCTTCTTATTTTCTTCCAGTAGATCGCAAGGGTTCTTCTGAGTTCGATCGGCGAGGAGGGACATCGGATCTTTGGGAAAAATTGATGTTTAGAGATAATTTCAAACTCGTAACTTTAGATTCTTTATTAAAGTTACATTTAGATTTGTTATCTTATAAAAAAAACATTCAATTCTTCTTAACTCCGAAAGAGCTCAGAGCCGTTCCTATTGACAATCCTCTAAAGATACTTGACTTCATCCAGGAGACTGAGAAAGGTTCATCGAAATTGTCATTTATCAGTATGACTACTGATAGACAAGATCAAGAACCATATTCTTGGTCACCTCCTTGAAATAAAAAGTTAGTACATTTCCAAAGGGAAACCAATGAGGTACGAGATATATTTACAAAGGAAGTGCTTGTTGAAAGTACTTCTCCGTTTATACCTAGTACCGGACGGCAACCTAGGGAGCAATCTGCTTTTGACCTCCGTAAGGGGGTCTATTGAGCGGGTAATAAACTTCCTGATTTTGATGCTCTTATTAAAGCTAAGAAATTAGCTAAAGAAAGAGAAGAACGGAGAAGGAAGGAAAAGGCTGATAAAGCCGCTTCTGTTGGTATACCTTTCGACGAAGTCGCCCATCAAAAATTGATTGATCAAATCAATTGAGAGTGTGACGAACGTACCAGATTATTCCTTTTAAAGAATATCGGTAGTATCGACGAAGGGGATCCTGGATTATATCGTGGGGCAGCTTGGCAAGACCCAAAATTTGAACTCAGAGAATTCAATTATGGGACTCCAAGCCGTTTTACCCAACCGAGTCATCGATGAGAAATCATTAAAGATACTCCTACAAAACGATGACCAAAGTATATTAATATCACATCTAGATTAGTGTATCAAGAACCTCAAAAGGTTGTTTTACCTCTAATTGAAGATAGAATTATTATACCTTGGTATGTACCTATACTTGATTATTTCAAGAAGGTTTATATAATTACCAGAGGAAAAATCCTTTACCATTTACTAATGATTCTCATTAGTTTTGCTACTGGATCTATCCTTGTGGATCTGTTTAAAACTTTAAATGTCTTAGGAAATGGGGATTATCTTCCATCAGAAATTGATGTTAGTGCTCCTTATCCTAAAGAAGATTTAGAGAATAAATGACACGATTTCCTCATGCTTGGATTCTTACTTCTGTTTGGTATCTTGTTAATTCATTTAACTGTACCTCCCCAAGTAGAATTGCTTGATCTAATTCTCCCTAAATATGCGGGACAATTAGATGCACCTCAAGTTAGTGAACTGCTCTATACAGAGCGCCCATTAAGTTATATACAAACGAAGTTTGTTCAACCTAATGTTAGTTCTCCTATCATGATGCATGGTTGAAGCGAAGGCCGAGACCCCGGTTTTGAATGGTAATATAGTTCTTAGATGTGATCTTGCCGAAAGGTGAATGATCTATCTGATCCCTATAATTCCTATACAATACACTATAGGTATCCTAGTGGAAGTTTGCTTGGTTAATTATAATAACGGTTCGTATTCTATAATAACAAGTAAATCTCTTAAAGATTTTAATTAAGATCGCCCAATCGGGATCTAATTAGGTGCTTTTAAACCATCTGCGTTTATAAGTAGTTAAGAACATTCGATAGAATAATTATCGGAGAATTAAAATACACTAGGTAGTAAAATTCTGGGATATCATCGCAAACTATCTAGAGTAGGCCAATAATATGGATATGGTACAATAGCTAAAATGATAAGGGACTGGATGTTATAGTAACTGACCTACAATCTTGAATTGTAGAGTGAATTATAATAACTATTCCTTTATAAATACGATGATACTCCTCCTTTTATGATAAAAGTGTGGGTATTACGAATTCCAAAGGTTTCTTTTAAAAAATAATGGAAATTATTTTTTAAATAGGTTCCCTC